GCATACTTCGACCGGAATGCCGGGTTGATCTTGTCCTTGTGTGCAATCTGAATCTGACCCTGCGCTTTGGCTAGCGCCCGGTCGAGCTTCGTCGTGCTCTCGCTTGTTTTGAACATTTGCTCGTTCCCCTTTACAACCCGAGCAGCTAGTCGTCCTGAAAAGCACTGGGCACTGATAAACGCCCGTGCCCTTGCACGAGCTGCATTCCCCTAAACTCATTTGGTTTAATCCTCCGTGATCGGTTGGGGGGTGATATGGGTCGTTACTATATATAGAGGGGGTTTTGGAAGCAGAAACTTGTCAACCATTGCGGTTGATGAGTGCAATAAACGACCGAACGAACTCCGAACGAACTCCGAACGAGTCTGAACGGACAGCGTCACCGCTGCTCGAAAATCCGGTCGAGTTTGTTTTCGATGCGCTCGAGTCTGCGCTCGATCGCGGCTTGTGATCACTGCGCGTCGTCCTGAGTCTGGAAGTGTGAGAACGCGTAGGTCGCGATAGTGAGCGCGCCAGCGAGCACGGAGACCAGCAGCGCAACAAAGCTCTCGACATGATCAGGACGCATCACGGAGCACCCCCAGGTTTTGTGCAAGCCCTGAGGAGCTTCTCAGTGTCAGCGGGCGAAAAGCAGACAAAGTTTTCCGCGCTCTCTACTGGGAGAGTGTAGCCGTTGCCGTCTGGGTCGGAGCACTCAAGCGACAAGTGTGCAGGATCAAGAACACACACGGTCACGCGTGGACCCGACCTGCAACTACTTGCGACGGCCAGCAATGATACGAGAAATAGCCAACGCAGCACCGCGCTTCTCCTCTGGGCTTTTCGCCCCCTCAAGTTGCTTGATGCTCGCGTCTACGTCTTGAAGCCACTGATCGAAGTTGTGCTGCTTAATCTGCTCACCCAGGCGCACAGCTAAATCAATGAGCTTCGGAATGACTGCGAGCAAAGCAAGGATGCCTTGCATTATTTGCCTGCAAGTTTTTTCAGAATGGAGACCACGACCTGAACGATCGAGTTTTCTTTGACTTGTGGAATGAGCGCCAGGCTTTCAGAGACGCCAAGGAGAACGGCCAGAATCAATTCAATGTGGTTGAGCATGTTCGAGTCCTTTCGGTTATGCCCTGAAGACGCCGCCCGCTGTAAAAAGGTTGTGCTTGGGGAACAAGACTTTAAGCGGAACGGGTCTTCAAGGTGACTGGCGCCGGCGCTCTCGCGGAACGGTGACGCTAGAAACTACTCTAAAGGATCAAACCGAAACTCTCAAACCAACGCGCGAAGTTTTCGCAGCTCTCTGTCCACCTTGTCAACGTATTGCTGATTTACAAACAACCCGCCAGGCGTCTTTCGTGGTGAGCCTGCGTTGTAAGAAGCAATCGCCTCGACCTCGCTCCCGTGTCTGCGTAGGTAGTTTTTGAGGTGCTTCGCAGAATATGTCAGCGGCACTTTTGGATTGAGCAAGCAGGTCTGAAGGTTTCCAGAGAAGCCATACTCTCGCATGACGCCGCCCATGATCTGAGCCAGGCCGTAGGAGAATTTCTGCAGGCACTCCTCAGTCTCAGCGGATAGGTGCATCTTTGACGCCCAATCCCTTGGACTGACCGTGTACTTGTACGCAGGCTCATATCTCACTGCGTAAGGATCAAGCGAGCTTTCCACCGTGCAGATTGCAAGGAGGAGCTTCTCGTCGAGGCCCTCCGCTTGCGCCACGTCCTTGATCAGCGAAACAATTTCAGGGGATGCCATATCTTAAATGCCCTGCGTTGGAATGGTCGTGCGGCGAATCACGCGGTAATCAACAGTCGTGTTCGTGTTCCAGCATCGAATTGCCATGCTCGTGCCTGATGGAAACGAAGTGCTCGACTGAGGCACGAAGAAACTCACACTTGCGCCTGACTGCAAGCCTGTTGCTACCCAGTAGTCCATGATCTCCTGCACTGATATTTGGAGCACTTGCTGCGCTGAGAAGATCGTCCCGCTCAAGTACACCATGAGAAACCCAGGGCGGGTTGCTGAGTAGGCGTTTGGATCGAGGAGAACAGTATACCAAGACTCTCCCGCAGGGATTGCAAAGAGCGACGTATCATTCCCAGAGCTAAGAGTGCCCCCTACGTCGCTGATCGCAAGCGTTGAAAGTTGCGGGTATTTGATTGCATCCATTCGCGAATCAAGCGCCGCAATGTCTGAGTTGATCGTCACAATGTCAGCCGCGTTCGTTGCTACGCCATCCAAGGCATAGTTAACGCTCCCGCCGATCGTCTGAAACAAGCTCTCGCTCGTGGGGCTTCGGTACTGCGTAGGCTCAATTTGAATCTTTTGATTGGCTGAAGGAATGTCACTCATATTTACCTCATGTAATCCTGTAAGGACCGCCGCCGTCAATGAAGCCCACCAAGTCCACGCTGTAACCAGCGGGCGGAGTAAAGGGCAGCGCCTCCTCGAGAGTTATGCTCGAAGCGCCCACGCTTGTAACCTTGATCTCGTCACTCACCACAGACCAGTCAGCATTGCGCACAATGACATATTGACCGGCCGTGCATTTCGCAGCGTCTCCAGTTGAAAGTTGCACGACTGTGGTCGTGCTTCCAGCCAGGACTGCAAGTGTCGGGTCAACGAACGCATGGAGCAGCTTATAGAGTGATGCGTCAGTCGCGTCTGTGGTGTTCGGGTATGAGATAATGTCGACTTCGTAATCTTCGAGAGGCGTGAAAGGAAGCGCAGGACTGACCTCCATCGTGTCTGGGAGCGTGACTGAGAACTGCGTGAATGTCACCTCAGCACTCACAGACCAGTCAGGAGAATGGACGATTACCTGCTGGCCCACATAGTCAGCCCACTTTGTCGCCTGCGTGGTCGTGCCGTAGGAGGCTTTTAGGCGTAGCTTCGTGTTCGTGGTGCCCGTTGCTGTGATCTTCGAGCTTGGGGAGATAGTCGCATAACGATCAGTCAATTGCGTTCCAAGCCCAGTGACGAGCTTCAGGTTGGCTTGCCCGCTCTTCAAATCAAGCGATCGGTCGACGACCTCAAGGAGCATACTTCCAATGCTGCGTGCGCCAGTCTCAAAGTCTTGAATCTGAAGCGTGCCGTTATCCACCACAGCAACCACGTCACCTGCTTCAATCTGTGAGCCTGCTTGGAAGTTTGTCTTGAGGTTAATCTCTACAGCGCCCTTTTTGTATCGACCCAAAAGCCTGCGAGTCACCCTGCTCGCAACCTGAGCGCCAGCCCCCCCATGAAGACCAAACGCCTTGATCGGCAGAAGCGACAAGATCCCGATCTCGTTCAACGAGTCAGTATCAAGCGCCCTGATGACTTGCTGATATTGACCCGCGTCATTCGGATCGTACTCGTATTGAACCTCGTTGAAGAACTTCCGTGTATTCAGCCCACGAGCAGTCGAGATGCTATTCGGGTCAATGACGTTCGAGCTATCCAAAAACACCAGCTTTTGCCCAGGAAGCGGTGGACGAGTAAAGCCCATCGACAACCGACCCAGGCGGGTCAGCGCATAAGCTCCAATAGGCAGGTAAAGCTGAGATTCAATGAAGTCTTTTCCAGTCTGCTGCGAAGTGACGAAGATCGTAAGGCTGTATTCTGCGCCCGAGAAGTACTGCGCTCTGATCTCCTCATGCCCCAAGATGTCCACGTCAGCGGGCGCAATGCTCAAGCCCACTTGCTCTGGGAGAACGTCGTACTTCGATTTAAAAGTCACGCTACCAGCAGCGGGAACCTCATAGGCGAGAGAGCTTGAGAGATACAGAAGCCGGTTCGGCTCATCGAATGCGTCACCCAAGGAGCTGACCGTGTAAGTCCCGTCGTTTGATGCAGACCCAGTGATCGTGATCGCGTCGCCTGCTACGATCCCATAATCACGCTGCACGTCGACGCCATCGCCGAAGAGCACCACGTTGGTCGCTGGCGTTATCGCAGGATCAATAACAGCCCCATAAGCCTGCGGGGATGGAAGCGAGATATTCCCATTTCCAGAAAGCATGATCTCAAGAGCGAGCGTGATCGCGTTATCCTCAAGCTCGACTGCGTGCGTGACCTCTTTATTGATGTCATGGGGAAGCGCAATAGTCCCACGAGAGCCACGCTCGAGAACCGTCATTGAAGTCGTGCCTACGGCAGCGCCGTAGCCGTAAAGCATGTACTCGTCTTCAATTCGCAGATAAGGACGAACGCGCCAGGAGCTTGACGGGAGAGCAGATTGGTCAACGGCCAGGTTGTAAAAACCTTCGTTGTTTTCAACAGGGATAGAAGTCTGCGCGTCTGTGATCGTGGCAGTCAGGTCAGTCTTCTTTGCTCGGAAGATAGCGCTCCTGCGCTTCTGCCCCAGGTCTCCCGTCGTCAGGTTCACACTTCCCGTCTGGAATTGAACGCCTGTGACGAGACCGCGAAAGACCGTCAAATAATCGTCAGGGTAGGAGCTGTTCTGATAGCCCGCGAGCACCCGGAGTCTGCGCCCCATGATCTCGCCGTTCGTGAGAAGCGCCTGACTGACAGCCTGATCCTTGTCGACCAGCTTAAAAGTCATCTGCTGGATGCTTGCGCGGCCCTGCTCTGGCTCGAGACGCTGCGTTATCGTGAGCGAGCTTTCAGCAGAGAGCACAGAGCTTACGCCCTCAAGCAAGCGCAGCCCGCCGTA